ACGTGATCCCACTCGCGGATCTGCCGGTCAACCTCCGCGATCCGGTCGTTGAGCAGCGCCTTCTCGGGCGTCCAGTCGCGCCGCAGCTCCTCGCGCTCGCGGTTGCTCATCCGGCGCAGCTCGTGGCCTGCGGTCAACGTGGCGAACTCGCGCCGCAGCTCGGCGAGTCGCTCCTCGGCCAGCTCACGAACGGCGGTGAAGTGCCCGCGGTCGTACGCCTGCTGGACAGCGTCGTGCAACTCGTCGAGGAACGCCTTACGCGGCGTCGCCTCGATCGGGGGGTCGTGCATGGTCTGCTCCTTGCCTGCGTGCTCGGACTGTCCAAGTTCCGAGCGTTCCAGACATCGTTTATCAGCCGCAGCGGCGGAAGCACGAACGCCGCCCGGTAGGACGGCGTTCGAGACAGTGACGGTTGGACAGGCCGTCGGCGTGGGCCGGGAGCAGACCGGCACCTCGCATCCTAGGGGTCAGAGCGGATCGATTGAACGCTCGCGTTCCGATTACGCGGGCGTCCGGGTGTAACCCTCCAGGCCGTACGGGATCAACTGACCCGCGGCGACGAACGTCCGGGTGCTCGGCCCGAGATCCGGCCGGCTGACGAGCGTGTCGACGTCGACACGCACCCGCGCGGGCGGCTGCGCGTCCGCCGTGGCCGGCCCGCGCTCGGGCTGCGCGGTCGGCTTGTCGGTCGTGACGTCGTCGACGCCCGCTGCTGCCGGTGTGGTCTTGCGGCGGGCCATCAGGACCGCACCCCGGTGTCGACGTTGAACGCGGCCGGCTGCGCGAGCTGGATATCGCCGCGCAGGTAGGCGAGGAAGGCGTACTGGCCGTTGTCGATGAACCGCTCACCGAGGAACTTGAGGGTGAAGCCGGTGCGGATTCCGACGAGCAGCTGGTTCCACTGGCCGGTGTACACCTCGCTGCAGTCCGTCGAGGTCCCGACGGTGAGGTTAATCGGGATCTGCTTGGTGTTCAGCCGCGCGAGATTGTCCAGGTAGCGCGGCGGCGCGATGTACTGGTTGGTGGTGTCGCGCAGCAGCGCGAGCGACTGGTCGGTCCGCGGCGCCATGATCTGCGCGTTCGGCTCGAAGTTCGCGTTGCGCACCGCACCTGCCGCCTGGACGAGGAACTCCCACCCCATCGTGCCGGCGGCCGGCGGCGACCCGATGGTCGAGCCGTTGGCGCCGTGCGCCGTGAGTGTGACTCCAGTCTGGTTGAGAATGCCCCTGGGCTCCGGCGCGGTGCCGGTGCCGCGCAGCGCGACGCGGTCGAGCTCGAGCGCGATCTGCTGGGCGAAGCTGTTCGCGATCACGTCATCGGCGTTCGGGGCGTCCTCGAACAGCTCGAGGCTGATCTTCACGAGCATCGCCATCGTCTGCGCCGTGAACGTCACCGCGTCGAACGTCATCGCCTGATCCGTGATCGCGGCGGCCTCGTTCCGCCACGCCGGCGCCGCCTCGGTCACCAACCGCGGGTACTTCAGTGTCGACGACGTCATCGGGACGGTGATCGCGCCCGCCTGGAACACACGGGCGGCGTTCCGGGCCTTGTCGATCACGGTCGCCGCGACGGGCGTCGGGACCATGTGCCCGCCCGCGGTGAGCGGGCTCTCCGACACGGCGCGCTGCTCGGCGTCAGCGCCTTGCCAGTCGCCGGTGACGAGCCCGCGCACGAGCCGGTCGAACGACAGCTCACGGGCCTCCGGTGTGAAGCCGGGCAGCCCTCGCGTCTCGCCCCACTCTCGGAGGCTCTGATCGCGGGTGAGCGCGTCGCGGGTGCGCTGCTCGACGACGGGCGCCGTGGTGGCGGCGCGGTCTTCCACCTTGAGGTTGCCGGGCTTGTCGGCCGGCGTGTCGGTCTCGGTGGTGGTGTCCGGCTCGACGGCCGGCTGAGCGGTGTCGCTCACGGTGTCCTCCTCGGCCTTGGCCGGGTTGTGGGATCGGTACTCAACGGCCGCGCTGGGATAGGCGGCGGAGGTGACGACGGCGACGTCGCGCAGCTCGGCGATGCGGTGGATGTGGCGGGTGTCGCCGCGCCATTCGTCGCCGCCGGGAGCGACGACCATCCTCCAACTGCCGGCCTTGAGGTCGCGCCTGGAGATGGCTTCGCGGACGTCGGCGCGGGACTCGGGCGGCTCGACGCTCCAGTGCAGCCCGTCGTGGCGGTCCTCGAGCTCGAGCGTGCCGGGGTAGCGGCCGAGCGGCACGCCCGCGTGATCGACCGTGACCACGAGGTCGTCGAGCTTCGCCCCCTCAAGGGCCCGGGGTTCGATGATCTCGAACCAGCCGCCCATGTCACGCGATTTGGTGCGGTATGGGACGACGCCACGGATCTTGGCGCCCTCGGTGGAGAGCAGATCAGGGGCGGTGCGCTGCTCGACAGCGACTGGCTTGGGGCGGTTCATGCGGCCTCTCGGTTCTCGAGTTGACGGACTTCCTCACGGTCGAGCCACCCCTTGTCGGGGTCGAGCGCGAGCGCGTAGATCTGCGCGCGCGTCATGGAGTCGGAGCGCAGCAGTGCGTCGACCAAGTGCTCGACGTAGACGCTCGGCCCGCGGCAGAGGTCGGCGTCGGCGGTGATCGCCTGCTCCACGGCCACCAACCAGGGGCGCAGCGAGTAGGTGACGAATTCGACCAGGACCGATTCGACGTTCGCGTAGGTCTGCGGGTCGTTCGTCGGCGCGCCGACCATTCGGCCGGGCACCCCGAAGATGCGCGCGACCTCAGCGGTGGACAGAGCTCTCTGCTCGACGAACTGGAGGTCGTCGAGCGGGCCGCTCACGGGCGTGAACTCGACGTCGCCGGTCACGACGGCGATGCCGCGCCCGGCGCGCGCGTTGCCGCGCCTGGCCTTCCATTGCGCCTTGATCCGGTCGGCCTGTTCTTGGCCGGCGGCGTTGCCCACCTTGAGGATGCCGTCCGGCCGGCCGCCCTCGCCAAAGAACGCGTCGGCGTGGGTGGCGAGGTTCTGCGCGAGGCCGAGCGCGACGCGGCAGGAGCGGATCGGGCTCAAGCCGAGGAGCCCGTCGATCGACAGCGGCGATCGGACATGCACGATGTCCTCGAGGCCGAGGACGCGTTCGTGGCCGCGCTCGTCGCGGACCTTGAACACGAGCTCGTCGCCGACCAGGGCGACGGCGACGCGCTCGGGATGCAGCAGCCAAAGCCGGGCGACCTTGCCGGCATCGTCGCGGCCCTTCGCCAGGAACGCGTTCCCGTAGAGCTGAAGGTGCGCCATGAGCTGGCCGAGGAGCGCGCTCTGCGTGACGCCCGGCGCCGGCTGACGTAGGAGGTCGGCGAGGGCGCCCTGCAGGCGCTGACGCCCGCCGCCGGACTGCCGGCGGTACGGGAGGAGCGGCACCGATGACGCGGCGTTGACCAGGACCCTGGTGCACGCCCAGACGTCGCTGATGGCGAGCGCGGTGGTCGGCGTGACGCTGCCGGCGCCGGCGGTCAGCGCGCCCGGTGCGAGCTCGACGACCGAGCGGTCTTCGTGCGCGCCGCGGCGACGTCGGAACCAGCCCCTGCGCTCGGTCCGCTGCTCCATACCCCTCTAGGGTACCATTAGATGAACGTGAACGTTCATCTAGCGTCCCGGTACCGCGGATTGATCGCGTTCTGCGAGCTGATCGGCGAGCCGCTCGAGCCGCACGAGAAACGGATCGCCCGCGCCCACTTCGGCCCCGAGCGCGAGGTCGTCGCGATCCTCCCCCGCGGGAACCTGAAGACCACGCTCGCGGCGAAGGTGGGCCTTCACCACCTCCTCACCGTCGAAAACGCGGCGGTGACGATCGGCGCCGCCAGCCGCGACCAGGCGCGCATCCTGTTCGAGCGCATGCGCGGCTTCGCGCAGCACTCGGCCCTCGACGGGCAGCTCGTGATCCGCCACCTCGAGCTGCGCCACGAAGACGAGGACGGGCACCTGCGACTGCTGCGCGTCGTCGCCTCCGACGGCGCCCGCGTGCACGGCCTCTCGTCCACGCTGTACCTCGGCGACGAGATCTGGGCGTGGGCAGGCGACGACCTACTCGAAGCGATGCAGACGGGCCTGGTCAAACACCCGGCCGCGAGACTGCTGGGCATCTCGACGGCCGCGGCGGTGCTCGACAGCCCGCTCGGCCGGCTGCGTACTCGCGCGCTCGCCGGCACCGCCACCCGCAATGGACCGCTGCTCGACGCGACGGCACCTGGCCTGCGGTGGCTGGAATGGTCGCTCCCCGAGGACGCCTCACCCCACGACATGCGCGAGGTGAAGCGGTGCAACCCGGCCGCCTACATCACGCCCGACCTGCTGCGCGAGCAGGCCCAGCGCGTCACCCCGCGAGCGTTCCAGCAGTTCCACTGCTGCCAGTGGGGCGCCGGCGAAGGCGCCTGGCTCCCAGCGGCGGCGTGGAGCGCCTGCGCGGGCAAGCTCGCGCCAGCCGACGAGGCTGTCTACCTCGGAGTAGACATCGGCGGCTCCAGAGCCGCCAGCGCCCTCGTAGGCGTCACCGCCGCCCTCCAGGTCGCCGAGATCCACATCTACAACGGCGACGACGCCGTCCTCAACGTCACGGACACGATCGTGGAGATCGCCGAGCGCCGCCCGGTCGTCGAGGTCGCATACGACCCGTGGCGCTACCACGCCGAAGCGCTCCGGCTCGAGCGCGACCACGGCCTCGACGTCGTCGAGTTCCCGCAGAGCCACGCGCGCATGACCGCCACCTCCGAGCACCTGCACACCAAGATCGTCAACGGCGAGCTCCAGCACCCGAACGATCCGGCCCTCAACCGGCACATCGCGAACGCCGTCGCCAAGCAGACCGGCCGCGGCTGGCGGCTCGACAGGTCCGACCGCACCGCGCAAATCGACGCCGTGATCGCGCTCGCGATGTGCGTCGAGCGCGCCGCGAACAAGCCGGCCCCGTCGAACTACTCGGCTGGCTCTAAGTGCGCCGCCCGTGCATCGGCTGCGGCGCCCTCATCCCGGCCGGCTCGTGGTGCCCTGTCTGCCAGCCACCCCGCACCCGAGGCCGACGCCTGCAAGCGATGCGCGCCGCGTACGTAATCGGCCGGCCGTGCGCGATCTGCGGGAGGCCCGCCGAGCACCTCGACCACGTCATCCCCATATCGCGGGGCGGGACGGACGCGCCGAGCAACCTGCAGCCGCTCTGCGCCCGATGCAACCTCGCCAAGGGCGACGGATAGCCGCCCGGAGGCACCGGTCTAGTGCGCTATGGCCCGCTCAGTACCACTTTCCCTTCGCGAAGCCGCCGAAGGCGACCAGCCCCACGAGCGCGACGATCAGGCCCACCCAGAAGCTCCACACGATCATGAGCACGATCCCCACGATGACGAGGATGCCGCCGAGACCGATCCCGCCGGTGTTCCCGCCTGACTTACCCTCTGCGGCCATCTCCGCTTCCTCCTCGGTGACCGCTCCGCTGCGTGCCTGACGCAGTGCATGCTTGATTTCGCGGCCGACGACTGTCGTCTTCAACGATACGCCGTCTTTGACGCCGTTTTTGCCCGGCGCAGTAGCGGAGTGTCCGGTGTGCGCCTACTAAGAATCGGTGGGTGGGTCGTCCGCCTTGAACGTGCCGTTGAGCCACACGCCGGTGCCCATGTCCTCGCCGATCCGGTTGGTGACGCGAACCCCGCCGTGGCGGCCGAACGTCACCTCGAGGTGGTCGGCGCCAACAGGGCGCATGAGCTGCGGGAGGCGATGCTCGACGTCGGGATACATCGCGCCGGGAGGGATGCGGCCAACGCGGTAGGAGCCAGTGAGGATGCCGACGCGCTCGTCGTCGGGCATGTGCTTGGTGATCTGTTGGAACAGCAGTCCGTCGAGCGTGTCGTCGAGTAGTTCGTTGAGGTCATCATTCATGGTGGCCAACTTACTCGCGCGACAGTCGCGCGACAGTCGACACCCTGAACCGTGCGGTTCCGAGCGGTTCCCCAGCGGTCGAAACGGCTCTAGGGCGCGGTACTGTGGCCGTGTGCCGTCCGCGTCCGGGAACCAGCTGTTCTGAGCACCGCCCCTCTACAGCGCCGTTTGCGGTCGGTTTGCTCACGAGGTGCTAACGCGACGAGGTGCTAACCCGACGCACCCGCCATTTGGGCACACGGAGAAGACGCGCTCAACAGCGTCATGGAGAACCACGGCGGGTGTGCAGGTGCTCGCGATCGTTCATGACCCTCACTACTTCTGGCACGCCGCGCAGCGGCTCGATGAAGACAACCTGCCGACGGTTGAGTGGCAGCACAAGCGGATGGCGGGGACCACCCGGACGTTGCACGAGGTCGCGGCGCACGGCCGGCTGCGGCATGGCGGCGATCAGGTCGCGCGGCAGCCCGCGCTTGCCGCTGATGTGAAGGAACGCGAGTACGGGCTGATTCTCAGTAAGAGCGCGAGTCGCGATCCGATCGACTGCATTACCGCATTGGCGATGGCCGTGGAAATCGCGATGTACGCGGAGCAGCGCAGGAGTGTCTATGAGGACCGGTATGCACTGTTCGCAGCCCATGACCGCGAGGACGTGGCGGCATGAGCTGGTGGGAGAGGATTCCGTCCGCGCACGGTGCAGACCGCCGAGGGCGAGCTTGAGATCGAGCTCCCGCAGGTCCGCGAGTCCGCCGAGCCGCTCGTCTCATCACTGTTCCCGCGGGCGCGCAAGCTCGTCGCGACCGAGCCGCTTAGGGCGATGGTGATCGGCGCGTTCGTGCGCGGGCTGTCGATGGCGCGACGTCGAGTCGCTGTGCGAAAAAGGCCAGGCTGGGGAAGGTGGCGAAGTCGACCGCCCAGCGATCTGCACCAAGCTCAGGTAGCGCTTTGGGCAAATTCAAGCGCCGCGATCTCTACGGCATCCGCCTGGTGGCGCTGTTCCTCGACGCCGCCTTCCTCGCCGTCCGCCCCGACTAGCTACTTGCCCCGGATAAACGGGGTCTCCTCTCGACTTGTGGGTGAACCCGGCTGGCGCACGGCTCCTTGACCAGGGCCGGCTCTGCCGGCCTTGATCGCTCGCCAGCGGAGCCGAAGCCCGGGT